ATGTAAAACTTCAGCTCAAAAAAAAGAATTAGTATCAATATACAGAGCTGCTAGAGATGACGTGATGGGGGCAAGATACAATAATCCAGAAGCAAGATATTTTAGAAGAACTAAAAGTAAACTCAAAGACAGCAGAAAAGACGAATATTTTGAAAGGAAGATTAAATGAGTGTAAAGTTTGATAGGCTAGATACTATAACTCATGATTGTGCAGAAATCTGGAATATAACTGGAGTATGCAATAAACATATAGCTGAAGAGACAATGAAATTTGTAGGGCATGTTCTCAATTCAGATAGTAGATCTACTAGAAGTGAAGATTCTGTTCTTGACATTTCCGCTCCTGCCACTAAATTATTATTTGAAGAGATCGAAAAAGTTTTAGCCCAAAGAAATTTACAGCAGATACCCGATCAACATTGGGGACAAATTCACAGACAATATGAGTCAACAGAAATGCACGAGCACACACCTTACCACGTTGGGTGGGTATATTATGTTAGGGTTCCTGAAGATATTGGGCTATTAGTATTTAGTCAGTTTCAAGGGTGGACTAATAAATATGAGCATACGCACTACCCCGAAGTAGGGCAACTTGTACTGTTCCCTGGATGGATGATACATAGAGTAACTAAAAACTTTAACACAATTCCTAGAATAAGTATTTCAGGAAATGCAAATTATATAGAGGAGAGCAAGTGAGCATACCAAATTTTATAGAAGTATATCCTACGTTTGGTAAAGAGTTTTGTGACTATGCAATCAAATGTTTTGAAGAAGCAAACGAACACGGGTTGTGTAAATCTAGGCAAGAGAAAGAAAACGTCAGTAGTATGTTAATAGATGATAGTTCGGTTCATTTTCCTGTTTATGATTTCCCATTAACTCACATGACTGCCTCTCTAATAGAACAGTTTGAGGCAGGGTTTTTAGCTGCTCAACAGGGATACTATTCTACTTATGGACAGTTGCAAGAAGTAGGAGCCCTAAGATACTACGAAGCTAAACTACAAAAGACTCATCCGGGACAGGGGTACCATACTTGGCATTGCGAAGCAGGGGCACGAGAATTTCAAACAAGAGTATTAACTTGGACTGTATATTTAAATGATGACTTTGATGCAGGAGAAACAGAGTTCTTATACCAGCAATATAGATACAAACCAAAGATGGGAGATATAGTTATCTTCCCCGCAGCATTTACCCACTCTCATAGAGGTAATTCACCTATAGGTGGGGTCAAGTATATTATCACAGGATGGCTAGAGTTCTAGAGAAAGTATGGTAAAATAAGCCTATTGTATTGGGAGCAAAATTATGTTATCAATGTTAACGGAAGAAGAAATTGCTTCACAAAAGAATACTGAAGAAAATAAAGCGGAATCGTATCCTATTAGTTATACTTTCCATTATGGCGTTCGCCCCAATAACGCCTCTTTTTTTATTTCTCTTCTCTTCTTATTTATGGACATAAAATATGGCACTCAAAAAGCTTGTATTCCAACCAGGGATAAACAGGGATAGAACCGATTACTCATCAGAAGGTGGGTGGTATGCCGCTGATAAAATAAGATTTAGGCAAGGATACCCTGAGAAAATTGGTGGGTGGACTCCTATCAACTTCAAACCTTACACAGGCGAAGCTAGTACTATCATACAGTACGGCACTACCGACAATAACGTTATCATATCTATTGGTACTAATGAAAAGAACTATGTCATTCTAGGTACTGAATTACATGATATTACACCAATTCGCGTAGTCATTGCCTCTCCAGCTACAGACAATTGCATATCTACAGTAGATGAATCTACAACTATAACCTTTAATATAATGGCTCATGGCGCAGCTATAAATGACTATGTGACTATCAGTGGAGCTACTAGTGTAGGTGGAGTTTCAGCAGGTGAAATAAATAAAGAACATAAAATAACAAATTCCGCTACTAATTCATTCGACGTTAGAGTTGAAACCGCAGCAACTTCTACAGTAGCAGCTGGTGGTGGTACCGCAATCTCTGCATCCTTCCAATACCCAGTAGGTTACCCGACGACTACTTTTGGTTATGGTTGGGGTGCAGGCCCTTGGGGCAGAAGTACTTGGGGTTCAAGTTCAGATATTGCAATTGCATTTCCTCCTAGACTTATATTCCAAGAGAAGTTTAATAATGATGTTATCTATAATATCAAGGGTGGAGACATATTCTACTGGGATTACACCCCAACAATCTCTGAAAGAGCAGTAGAGCTTAAGACTTTAACTGGCTCTAGAGCTGTCCCTGAACAAGTAGGTAATATTATATTTGCATTTAGTGGGCACTTACTCGCTATGTCTTGTACAGAATACAATATTGCTGAGACTGACGGGTTAGTTATATCTTCTATAACTAGATCTTCTACAAATGCTACAGTTACTACTGTAGGGTCACACGGCCTAGAAGTGAATGACTGGGTATTATTACTAGGACAAGCACCTTCAGCATATCAAGGTGAGGTTCAAGTATTGGCAGTGCCTACAGCAGATACATTCACATATAAAATGGAATACGACCCAGCAACGGACGCTACCACCGTAGGAACATATAAATCTATAGATTACTCAGGTGACTTCGATCCGTTATTAATTAGATGGGCAAACGTTGACCCAGTTATAGGACCTCAACCAGAAGAATGGAAACCAGAACTAACTAACACATCAGGGTTCTTAAGAGTACAACAAGGTTCTCAAATAGTCGCAGCCCACAGAACTAGACAAGAAGTTCTAGTCTGGACTGATATTGCATTATATACAGTGCAGTTCTTGGGTACAGAAGAAGTATTTGCATTACAAGAGATATCTGATGCTATTAATATCATAGGACCTAACGTAGTGGCAGAAGCAAATAACATTATATTCTGGATGGGTAACGATAAGTTCTTCGCATATGATGGGCGTGTAAGCACATTACCATGCACACTAAAACAATATGTATTTGAAGATATGAACAAGACTAACGGTAGACTTAACTTTGCTGGTATTAATAGTGAGTTTAATGAGGTTATATGGTTCTACTGTTCAGCAACATCAGATGTAATTGATAGATATGTTATCTTTAATTATGAAGAAAAAATATGGTACTACGGCACACTAGCACGTACTGCATGGGCTAATGTTGGAACTATTAAATTCCCTCTTGCAGCTAATGCAGGATATATCTATAGACATGAAGACGGTAATGATAATGTAGAAGACCCTAAGTCGCCTTCAAAACCTATCGCTGCCTTCATAGAATCTGCTGACATAGGTATAGATGATGGAGAATCGTTTGTATTAACCAAGAGAGTAATACCTGATGTTAACTTTGTTAATTCTTCAACAAGCTCTCCTGAAGTAGAAGTAACTGTAGGGGTACGAAACTTCCCTGGCGCTAGAATAGATACAGATGATGTTGAAGGTAATACTTTAACTAGAGATGTTGTAACTACTGCATCCGTTAATACTTATACTAATCAAGTTTTTGTTAGAGCAAGAGGAAGACAAATGAACTTTAGGATTGCATCAGATACTCTAGGAACACAGTGGCAACTTGGTACAACTAGAATAGACTTTAGACCTGATGGAAGGAGAGGGTAATGTCACATACTAAAATAACTATAGCACCTAATATATCTAACCCTCAATCAGATTATAGTAGAGACCAACAATTACAAATGGTCAACCAACTTAGACTATACTTCAACGAGAATGATGGAGTGCATAGACAAGCTAAAGGGCATTTTGATATGCTACTTACACTACAATGGTTAGGAGATAATTAATGGCTTTTCAAGGAGTTACACCAACAAAGCTATCACAGGATGTATTAACTACAGACTATATTGCTATCTATACAGTACCAGCAAACTCAAGGTCTTATGTAAAAGATATATGTGTCTGTAATACATCGGCAGCTGGAGTAGATATAAGTATAAGTTTAGTGCCAAGTGAAGGCATTCCAGGAACATCCAACGCTTTATATTATGATTTTACTGTGGAGGCTAATGACACTATGCAGTGGAAGGGTTCTCAAATTATGTATGAGAATGATACGATACAAGTTAAAGCTTCTGCAACAGGATGTACGATCAATATTGGGGGTGGCGAAGCCACTGAATAACAAGCAAAAACGGTTTATACATAGCATATTACATGGTATTATACAACTTAAATAAATGGGAATGAGATATGTCTTTAGGTAGCGTACTAGGAGCAGCAGCTCCAATAGCAGCAGGTTATTTTACAGGAGGAGCTGGGTTTGGTATAGGAGCCTCAATCGGCGCCGGTGCTGTTACAGGTATGGGTATCGCGGCTTTATCTGGTAATGATATACTTATGGGTGGAGTATCAGGCGGACTTGGTGGTTACGGCGGGGGTAATATGTTTTCGGCGTTTAACCCAACGGCTGCTGTAGATCTTGCTAATTCTGCGGGAACAACAACTGCTGTAGCAAATGAGGCAATGCTGAGTCCTTATACTCATGTAGGTTCTGGAGTACAGAAAGCAGCACAAGGGTCTCAGTTAGGTATGTTTTCTAATGCAGCTGCAGTAAATCAAGGTATTGCTCCTACTACCGGTTTTGCGAGTGCAA